AGTTGCAATTGTGCCTGTAATATTAGCAGCAGCAATTGTTCCACCTAAAGTGTCTAATGAGATTTCGTTTAAATTTGTACCATCTGTATATGCAGCATATATTTTTGCAGCATCTAATGTAAATCCAGTTCCTGAAACAGTTTTAATTGTTAAATTAGTTGGTCCACTAACAGCAGAACAATCAAATATATAAAATTTTTCTATTGTATCTGGAATAGTAACAGTTGATGCTCCTGTAAGTGTACCAGTAAATTTAATTACCATGTTTCTTGCAGTTGAAATAGCTTTATCTGTCATAGCAAGAGTAACAGTCCCACCATCGCTAAGTGCTATTGATTCAAATCCTGCAATTGCTTGTTGAATTAAATTTAAGTTATTATTTGTATTCTGTCCCCATGTACCAGCGTTTTCGCCAGTGACCATAAGTTCTAATTTTAAATCTGTTGAATATGCTGATGTCATAAATTTTTATCTCCTAAATAATTATAATTTTACCTTAATCATGCAGCTAAATCAACCTCTGTCCATACATTGTTTACACCAGGATCAATTTCTTGCCATGGCGTTATATTAAGGCTACCAACACTTAAAGTCAACTCTATGCCTGTAACATCAATAACTGCTTCTCCAATAACCGTCACAGAACCTATGTTGCTTGTCAATTCAAGACCTGTTACACCAATTATTTGAGCAGGTATTTCTTCTGCTTCACCGATACTAGATGTAAGCTCTAATCCTGTTACAGATTCGACAGTGGATTGAACTAAAGTGAAGTCTCCTAATGTTAAGGTAGCTTGTATTCCTGTGACATCCACAGGTGTCTTTGTGCCTCCAACTGCATCACCTATTTCACTTGTTAATTCTATTCCTGTTACATCTACTGTAGCTGTCCCTGTAACCTCATTTAAAGAACCTATAAGAGCATCTAATTGATCTTCAGAAGCTAGTACAAATATATCTTGGTCAATTTGAATTGAGAATGATGGATTTGCGTATGTGATGTTTAAGGCATCGGGTGATGTTAAATTAACAACAACATCGGTAAATGCAGTCTCTTCTCCAATAGATGATGTTAATTCAATACCAGTTCCTTCAGCAGGTATTACAGAATAATTAACACCCCAACCTAAGTTTCCAAAAGTATCTCTACCCCATCCGGCACCAATTAAATATGTTGGATCAATTGTTGTTTGGCCTGCAGAAGTTGTAGCTTGAGAACCTGTTACTGGTACACCAATATCAATTACTTCTTCACCAATAAAGAATTGAAGTTCCTGGCCTGTAACTAATTGATCTACAGATGTACCTCCTGTAGCACCAGCGTTAGTTATAGTTAAAGAAATTCCTGTTACATCAACATCAGCATTAGCAGATGTAGTAATAGTGCCTATTGTGAAATTAGCTTGAACGCCTGTTGGGTTTCCGAATGCTCCAGATAATTCACCCCAAGCATTTTCTCCCCAAGTATCGCCACCCCAACCTACTTGAAGTTCGTTATCAATAATTACAGTTCCTATGGAAAAGGATGCTGAAAGGTTAAGGCTACTTAGAACAACGTTTTGATCACCGAGTGTACCCCAGTTTTCGAATCCCCATGTTTGTTGTCCCCAAGTAGCCATACCATTGTATTTCCTTTATTAAGCAATTCTTAGAATCGCTGCAGAAGTAGTGAATGCAGGAAACTGAATTGTAAATGTTCCAGATGTTGCAGTTTTAACTCCACCAAAATCTAACACAGCAACTGCATCAGTAGTACCTGCACCACCATCAGTTGTTGTATTGTAAATTAATGCACCTCCAGCAGATAATGTTACACCAGTGAAAGATAGATCAGCAAAACTAGTAATTGCTACTGCAGATGATACTTTCACACCTGCGTTAACTAAAGCTTTACCACCTGCAGTATAACCTGCTGGTGAAGATACTTCGTTTGCTGTTATGTAGTTTTCAGTTGAAGCACCTAGTGTTGCTAGTGATGTATACATCGCCAAATTGTAAGTGTCTGATGATGCATCGAAGTCGTGTTGTCCTTGAAGTAATTCTTTTTTAAAAGAATTACAGATTGCGTTTGTTGTTATTGCCATAATTTTTCTCCTTTATAAATTATAATTTTATGGTGATGGTGAAGGTACCTTAACTCTAGGTACACCACTATCGTATTCTCCTCGTCTTCTTCTACCCATTTGTTGTAACGCAAATGAATTGACTTCTTCATCATACTTGCTTTTATTCATACTGTAAAGATTATCAGGTCCTTTTAAATAAAGAAAAGCTTCAGTTAAAACTCCGTGTTTCAACATGCTTTCTTGATATACAGAAAGAAAAGTAGTATTCGTTGTCGTAAATTGAGGTGGGTCAATAATATAATTAATTTGAACTTGATAAGTAGTTAAATCAGGAATAGGCGCTACCAGTATATTAAAATCATCCCAATTAGCAAAAAATGCAGGTAAGCCTGTGGTTCCAGTACTATTATATTCAGAAATAAAACTGGTTTCTCTTTTCTCTAAAAAAGATCTATCACCATTAGCTTTAACAACTTGTACTGATCTTACAATCATACAATCTGCAGGTAAACTTACATATCTGTTGTTTTGAGTAAAAGTAGAAGTAGAGTATTTTCTTAAATCATCATAATCCACTTTTCCAGCTACGTCTAATTCAACTGTTCTTATAAAACCTTGAATAATAGTATCCGTTAATACATTACTATCTACTTCTGTGTAATCTCTTATTTGTGTTAAAAAATTTGCATATGATATAGCCATTATGTAATCTCCACATTAACTGAATTTAAACCTACATTAAGTTGTCTTCTTCTATTTTGTTCTGCACCATTGTCAGGTTGCATTCCGGAAGATAAAAAAGCAAACTCTCCTGGTAATGTTAAATCAATTGTAGTAAAAAAAGCACCTCCAGAATTAAATGTAAAATCTTGTGCTCTAGAATTTTGTAAAGCCACAGCATCTGCTTTGACTGTTTTTCTTCTTATTTGAGGATGCTTTGGTTCAAACTCAGATATATGAACTAATGCACCTGTCCATTCTCTAACCATTTCTTTGTAGGGAAACGCCTGACCTGATCTATCAGATATAGCATGTGATTGTTTACCAGTTGCATAAGCCATTACACACCATCTCCAAAGTAAGTTTGAGGTGAAATATATAAAGAAGTTCTAGAACCATCTTCATCTAAAGCTCTTTTCATTTCATCTTCATAAGCTAGTTTTAACATTTGAGATCTTTCTGGAGCTTTTAAAAAAGATAGATAATAAGCAAGTCCTGCTACCATACAAGGTAAAAATCTAAAAGGTGCATCTGGAGTATTTGTATATCCTCCTGCATCTTCAATTCTTCCAATATAGTAGTATTTTAAATAAGTATAAGTAGAAGCATCTGGAGTTTGATACAAATAAATTTGTGGGTTTATTTGTCTATCCACATAATACTGAGAAGGTTGGCCTGTAGCTCCTTTATTAGGTAATCCAGCGTAAGTAGATCTGTCTGTTTTAGTTAAAGATACATCTTGTATAGTAGGACTGTTTCCAGCTCCTGTAGATATATAAGCTTCTAGTACATCACTACAATCTTGTGGCGTTGCGTATTCACTTACACCACTTGTAAGAAGTTGTTCTTTATTTTTAACTTTCCATAAATGAAGTCCTCTATTTCCCCATTCCGAAAATAAAATATTTAAATTTCTTCTAGCTCTTTTTAAATCATAGCCTGATTCAGTAGATACTCCACATCTTTCGTAAGACTCATCTATTATTTCATCTACGTTTAAATCAAAAGTTGTTGTTCCTGATGAAGCCATTATAATATATCTCTATAATAATTTAATTTAATTTTATCTGTTTTAGTTAATTTTGTAGCACCATGTAATTTTACAGCCTCAACTTTATCTGCTTTAGCAAATTTTTTAGACTGTCCTTTACCTAAATCAATAAGTTTTTTACCACTAGCTTTAGCATATCTTTTAAGTCCATATCTAATACCAGCAGTTAATAAACCACCAATTAACAGTCTTTGTGCTTTCACTAGATCATCCCTTTGTAATAATCTACTAAAGATTGATTAGAAATAGTTTCTCCGTCTATACTTGAGTTTATAGAAGATCCATTATATTCCATTTCACCGCCTTTTGATTTTTTAGGAACACAATTAGGTACTTTTCGTCCACCTTTAGACTTCATTCCAATCATTTCATAACCAGACCAACAAGGCCCCTTACCTTTACTCATTTTTTTAGCCATTTGTTTCTCCTTTTATTTTAGCGGCCGCTTTGTAAGTGTATGACTTATCCTTTTTGCGGTTGTACAACTTCTTTGATTGTACCACTTTTAAATGGAAGATTCTAGACCTTAGGTTTTTTACGATTGGATTTTTTTTTGGCATGATCACTATCTTTCATAAGCTTTCCATTTGGCATATAATGATACCCTAATGGTGCTTTTTTCTTTCTAGCGCCTGTAAGTTTACCTTCTATTTGTTGTCTTATTTGTGGTCTTCCTATCGCCATTTTATTCTCCTATTTTATTTTTATACCAAGTTGCTATAACATATCTTGTATTTTTTTTAACTTTTTTTACACCATGTTTATAGTAGTTACCGTCAAAAAACAAACTTCTACCTAAAATAGGTTTAATAATTGTACCATCTTCATAATAAGTTTCACCCCCTTCAAAATTTTGATTTAAATAAACTATTGAAGAAAAAGTTGTTTTATTACTTGTTGCATCAAAATGTAACTTTTGTTTAGAACCTATAGGCCATTTAACAATTTCAAACCAATCAATTTTAGAATTAAATAACTTTGAAGTTGATTCAAGTTTTTCTACTAAAAAACTAATTGCAAAATTATCTATATCTAATCTAAGTGGATACACATCACGAAAAAGAAAAGATTTTGTTTCGTTTGATTTATAAAAATCAATTAAAAAATTACATTCTTTATTTGATAAAAAATTATCAGTTAGCAAAGTGTTCACATTAAATCTACTGCTTTTCCTATTATTGGTTTATATTTAGTTTTACCATCTTCTCTAAATGCATGCAAGAATTGTTTTCTAGGTTTATCTTCAATATAACTACAATGGCACCACCCGCTTGAAGGCTCTCCTTTTTTGTAGAACTCGAGAATCATTTGATCATATTCAAGATTCTTATATATCCAATCACAAAGCTCAGCATTATCAACTCCTGGACATTCAAAATCAACGGCCTCCGCATCGCAGTGCTGACTGTTAAT